AACTATTCACACAAGGTGAGAGCTTTACTGGTGTTCTAAACCAGAACGACTCCTACAAACAAGCATCTAGTTCTTTAAACAAAGCTATTGCTCAATCTCCTGCAGAAAGCCTACGCTTTGCAAAAGAAGTTAAGCTTGGGTTTACTCCTGATAATGTAGCAGAAGCAATTGGTAGTTTATCTGCTCCTAATGGTTTATCTGCTCGTAAAGCTTTAGAACAAGCTTTTGGAGATAAACAGCAAGCAGAGAAGTTTATCATGAATCTAGATGTTCAGAAGTATCCAACGCTACGTGCTGCTGTGGATGCTAAGAATAGTTCTAGTCAAGCATACCAACAATCCGTAGCAGACTACATGAAAGTAGCTGGAGAAGTATTTGCTCGTCAAACTGAGCAACGTCGTGGTATGGACGTGTCAGAACGTCTAGCACAACCTGCTATGAGAGCAATCGAGACTGATCCTGCAAACATGAGAGCAGGTGTGACGATTGATAACATGACTGCTCCTCGTGCTGGTACTACAGAACAAGCTGCTGACTATACAATTAATCCTGGCAAAACTCAACGATCTAACACCACTCCTACGTATGAAAAAGCATTTGATCTTTTAAACGTAGGCGAAGGAGATACAGTGCTAGACTATGGTGCTGGCATGGGTCTAGGATCTTCATCTGCTCGTAAACGTGGTGCGAATGTGGTAACTTTTGAACCAATTCCTCCTAAAGACTTTACTCCAGACTTTACAAACGCTGCTGATATTCCTGAAGCAGTAGCAAACAAAGCTGTTAATATGAATGTTTTAAACGTATTGCCTCCTGCTCAGCGTAACGAAGCAGTGACAAGCATTGGTAGATCGTTGATGCCTAACGGAGAAGCAATCATTAATGTACGAAGTGCAGCAGAAGTAAACTCTGCTAAAAATAAAATTAAATCAGAAGACGGTTATATTATTGGTTCTGGTAAAGAAAGAACTTTCCAAAAAGGATTTACTCAAAAAGAATTAAAAAGTTATGTAGCAGAAACACTAGGTGATGGTTATGTTGTTGAGAGTGTACCTGGATTATCAGGTGCTACAGTTAGGATTAAAAAACTAGAAAGTGCTGCTCCTGTTCAGTTTACTGATCCATTTCAAATGCAAGTACCACAATCCACAATCCCTGAAGGAATGTAAGAATGGCTGAATTTAAAGAAGATATTACAACAGAAGATGATCGTGAGTTAGTCTCATTCATCGTAGATCATTGCAATCGTTGGAGAGATCACCGAGATGTAAACTATTTAGATAAATGGGAAGAGTATGAAAGATTATTCAGAGGAATCTGGGATGGGCTTGACAAGACTCGTGAGTCCGAAAGATCTCGTCTTGTTACTCCCGCCCTCCAACAAGCTGTGGAGTCGAAGCAAGCTGAGATTTCTGAAGCTGTCTTTGGTCGTGGTGAGTTCTTTGATATTGTTGATGATCGTATGGATCAAGACAAGAATGACATTGCTTTAGTACGTCAACAGATGCATGAGGACTTTAAGTTCTCAAAGGTTAAGAAAGCATTAGATGATATTATTCTCTTAGGAGAACTATACGGTACAGGTATCGGAGAGATTACCGTAGAAGAGAAGACAGTGATGTCTCCTTCCACCCAGCCTATCCCTGGCACTGCTATGGCAGCTATCGGTGTAAGTGAACAGAAGAAGTTCATGGTTCAACTCCACCCAATCAACTGTCGTAACTTCCTCATTGACCCTAATGCTCGTGATATAGAATCATCCTTAGGTGTTGCAATTGAGGAGTATGTCCCTTATTATAAGATTGTTCAGGGCATGGTCGATGGCACATATCGTAAGGTAGGAATCACTCCTAGCTACAGCGACATGAGCTTAGAACCTGTCCAAGAGATATCTCCTAAGCAGGATGACAAGGTACGAGTCATTCGTTACTATGGTCTTGTTCCTAAGGAATACTTAGAAGAGTTACAGAAGAAAGACGGAGAAGAGATTGTAGATCTATTCCCTGAAGGTTCTATGGCTGAAGACTACCAAGACATGGTAGAGGCTATCGTCATCATCGCTGATGATCAGTGGCTCTTAAAAGCTGAAGAGAATCCTTACATGATGAAGGATCGTCCTATTGTTGCTTATCAAGCTGACTCCATGCCTGGTCGTTTCTGGGGTCGTGGTACTGCTGAGAAGGGCTACAATATGCAGAAGGCTATTGACGCTCAGATCCGTAGTCACTTAGATTCTTTAGCTCTTACTACCTCACCTATGATGGCTATGGATGCTACAAGGCTACCACGTGGTGCTAAGTTTGATGTACGTCCTGGTAAGAACATCTTAGTCAATGGTAATCCTAACGAGATCATGATGCCATTCAAGTTTGGTACAACTGATCCTCAGAACTTCCAGACTGCTCAGAACTTCCAAGCAATGCTCCTCCAAGCTACAGGTACAATTGATAGTACTGCTATGCCTGGACAAGTAGCTGCTGGGGAAGCCTCAGGTGCTGGTCTTTCTATGGCTCTCTCAGGCTTAATGAAGAAGAATAAGCGTACCTTGATTAACTTCCAAGAAGACTTCTTAATCCCATTCATTACTAAAGCTGCCTACAGATTCATGCAATTTGACCCTGATCGTTATCCTGTACAAGACTTTGTGTTCTTGCCTGTATCTACCCTAGGAATGGTAGCTCGTGAGTACGAACAACAGCAGATGATGGGCTTAATGTCCACCTTAGGAGCAGAATCTCCTATAGTTCCTCTGCTATTACAGGGTGTAATTCAGGGTTCTAGTATCTCTAATCGTGAAGAAATCGTATCAGGACTCCAACAAATGAGCCAACCTGACCCAATGCAGCAGCAAATGCAGCAACTTGCCATGGCTACAGCTCAGGCTACCCTGCAGAAGACCCAGGCTGAGGCTGCTAAGGCGATGGCTGAGGCACAAAGAGCTGGAGCTCAGGCTCAGGCAATCCCTGTAGAGACTCAAATCAAGGCTGTAGAGGCTGCGAACAAGCCACAGGGTGCTGACCCCTTTACACAGGTGGAAAAAATCGCTAATCTAGCCCTTAAAGAGGCTGATATGATGTCTAATGAGCGTATTGCTATGTTACAAACTGCTACAAAAATGCAATAAAGCTTGACAAATTGTAAAAAGTATGTTATAATATAAGTATATATTACCACAATAAACTCTCCTTGTCAAGGAAAAAGAGAATGAATAGAGAACTACAAGATTACTACGAAAATAGATTCAGTATGACAGCTACCCAGGGGTGGCGGGATCTGTTAGAAGACATAGATTTAATGCTTAGCTCCACAGACACCGTCAAAGGTGTAGAAACTGTTGAGCAGCTCCACTTCAGAAAGGGCGAAGTCTCTATTATGACGTGGCTGAAGAACTTAAAACAGTCTAGCGAAGAAGTATATGAGCAGCTTCAGCAGGAAGAAGACAATGCCCAGACGACTGTTTGAATTTGAATGTAAGAATTCGCATATCACCGAAGCCTTCGTCGATGTTGACACAAAAGAAGTTCGGTGTGGTGAGTGTGGCGAGATAGCTACTCGCATTCTTTCCTCTCCTAGGTTGGGTTTAGATCCAATCTGTGGAGATTTCCCTAGTGCTACTGCACGTTGGGCAAAGATGAGAGCTGAGAAGCTGACATTGGAAAGAAAAACAAAAGCAAATCACGGCTCGTAAATGGACTCTTGACCACCGAGCTATTTTAAATGTCCTAAAATCGCATTGCGACAGGAGAATATACATGGCTGCTAATTTTATCGAACGGCAAGAAGAAGTAACTGACGAGAAGTACATTGATCCAACACAAGACGTAGCACTACCAGAGTCTACTGAACAAGTAGAACAACCTGAAGAGGCTGCTCCTGAACTACCTGAGAAGTATCGTGGTAAAGCTCTAGACGAGATTATCAGGATGCATCAAGAAGCCGAGAAGTTAATCGGACGACAGGCACAAGAGGTTGGTGAAGTACGCAAGTTAGCTGATTCACTTCTAAAGCAACAACTCGAAACGAAGCACGACACACAGCCAAGTAAAGCACAAGAGATTGATTGGTACGAAGACCCTGCTAAGGCAGTAAATCAGGCAGTAGCGAATAACCCACTCTTAAAGCAATTGCAAGAACAACAGGCTCAACAAGCCCAAGTAGGTGCATTGCAGACGATTGAGAAAGCTCATCCTGATTATTTAAGTGTAGCACAATCTGAAGACTTTGCTTCTTGGATTCAAGGATCAAAGGTACGGATGGAATTATTTGCTAAGGCAAACAACTACGATGTAGATTCAGCATTAGAATTGCTAGAGACTTATAAGTCTATACGCAACGTCAAACAACAAAAAGTAGAAGCTACTAAAGCTGCTGACGAATCGCTGAAGAAGGTCGATGGAGAAAGCCGAAGCAAGGCACTTAAGACTGCTGCTGTCCAACAAGGTGGCACTGGAGAGTCAACAAAACCTGTTTATCGTCGTGCAGATCTTATTCGCTTAAGAATGCAAGACCCATCTAGATACGAAAGCATGGCAGAAGAAATTCTACAAGCTTACGCAGACGGACGGGTACGTTAATTTAATTTAATTTTAGGAGATTTAAAATGGCAGCAGTCGCATACCCAGGTGGATCAACATCCATCGTTAACAAAACAGCAGCAGACAAGTTCATTCCAGAGATTTGGTCTGACGAAGTTATCGCTGCATATCAGAAGAACCTAGTATTGGCAAACCTGGTCAATAAAATGACCATGAAAGGTAAGAAGGGCGATACGCTCCATATTCCTAAGCCAACACGTGGTGTTGCAACAGCTAAAGCAGCTAACACTACAGTTACCATCCAAGCTGATACCGAGACAGAAGTATTAGTTTCGATTGACCAGCATTTCGAGTACTCACGTTTTATCG